CAACAGGGGAAGGTAATGCTAGAATAAATAGATCTCTGTCAGGGTACGATAAAGAAGCTCGACCTATAGCTATAGAACAAGTAGAATTAGTTAAGAATAAAGAAAACATGTCTCCAGATGATTTTAACAAAGAGAGAATGAAATTAAATGCAAAGGCTAAACAGGTCAGAGAAAATATTGTTTCTAAAAAAGGAAATATAGCTAAAAATTATACTGGATATTACCGAGTAAATGAACAAGGAATTTTTGAGCCCAAAGGTTTTAATGCAAAAAAATCTTTTGCAGGAATAGGAGGAGAAAATATAAAATTTAATGACATGACTAAAGATCAACTTATAAAATTTAAAGAACAATATTTAAACCAAGCTAAAAAGAAAAAGATAGCAAACGGTTTAAGTAAAATATTAAAGTGTAAATTAGAAAAAGGAGTAAACTGTGATGATCCAATGTCTTATTATAAATCTTTAAAAGAACAAGAACAAATAGCTGCTAAAGGTAAAGGACCAAATAAAATTAAAGCAATTAATAAAGTAAAAGCTGCAAAAAATTTTATTTACGGTACCCTTGGACCATATGCACTTGCTCTTGAAGCAGCAATTGCTGCACCTATTGCTGGGTACCAAGCTTCTAAAGGATCGTTGCCTTCTGAAATTTTAAATACAGCTACATATGGATTCGCAGGTAAAGATAGAGATGAATTAATTCAAGAACAAAGCGGTGAAGAAATTTTTAAAGCAAGAGATTTTTTAGAAACCGGAGAAAAACTTGAAGCTCTTAGAAAGGATCCTATATATGGAGGGTATAGAGGAAAAGCAGATCGTACAGTGGCAATTGAAGATACATCAAAAAAATTTAAAGATCAGTATGAAGACCCTTATTTCGCAGATCCGATGACAGGACAGCCTAGTACAGAAATTTTTAGTAAAAGACAACAACAACAAACTGATGCAGAAGCAAAAGATCAAAAGGGAAGAGACCAACGTGCAAAAGAATTTGCAGATAAATATACAGATACTTCATCTGGGTTAGAGTTATTTGCATCCGGTGGCCTGGCTAAAAAAAGAGGAGCATAATGAAATATCCTAAAACAAACCTTATACCCCCTAAAAAAGGACCCAACCCTCAGGGGTTGCTTATTGATTATAATACTGTTAAACCTGTAAAACTGGAGAAAATAAATGGCAGACATAGACAAGGACCTACCGAACGTAGAGCAAACGTTAAACGTTCCATCACCTGAAGAAATTGAAATTGCTGAACAAGAAAAACAGCAAGAAGTTGATGAACAAGGTAATCCTGTAGATATTACAGAGAACGAAGATGGATCAGTAGATATTAATTACGATCCTGCAATAGCATCTGTTGACGGTGGACAAAATCATTACGACAATTTAGCAGAACATTTACCTGATGATGTATTAGGACCTTTAGGTTCCACACTTTTTCAAAACTACCAAGACTATAAAAATTCTAGAAAAGAATGGGAAAGATGTTACAGAGAAGGTTTAGATTTATTAGGTTTTAAATACGATCAAAGAACAGAACCTTTTCAAGGTGCATCTGGCGCAACACATCCTGTATTAGCAGAAGCTGTTACACAATTTCAATCATTAGCTTATAAAGAATTATTACCAGCATCAGGCCCAGTTAGAACACAAGTTTTAGGAGCACCAACTCCAGAGAAAGAGCAACAATCTCAAAGAGTAAAAGATTTTATGAATTACCAAATAATGGAAAAAATGAAAGACTATGAACCTGATTTTGATTCATTATTATTTCATTTACCATTAGCAGGATCTGCTTTTAAAAAAGTATATTACGATGAAGCAACCTCAATGGCTTGCTCTAAGTTTGTTCCTGCAGATGATTTGATTGTTCCGTATACAGCTACCTCATTAGACGACGCGGAATCAATCATGCATAAAGTACAAATTTCTGAAAATGAATTAAGAAAACAACAAGTTGCAGGTTTCTATAGAGACATAGAATTAAAACCCGGACTTGTAAATGAAACTGATGTTGAAAGAAAAGAACGAGAACTTGAAGGACAAACTAAAGGCAGAGAAGAAGACGTATTTAATTTATTAGAATGTCATGTTAATTTAGATCTTGAAGGTTTCGAAGATGTTGGAGAAGACGGAGAACCAACAGGTATTAAACTTCCGTATGTTGTAACTGTAGAAGAAAATTCTAGAGAAGTATTATCAATCAAAAGAAACTACGAAGTAGGTGATCCATTAAAGAAAAAAATAGATTACTTTGTGCATTTCAAATTTTTACCAGGTTTAGGTTTTTACGGTTTTGGTCTTATCCATATGATAGGCGGACTTTCAAGAACAGCGACTTCAGCTTTAAGACAGCTTTTAGATGCAGGAACATTATCTAATTTACCAGCTGGATTTAAACAAAGAGGAATTAGAATTAGAGATGATGCACAATCTATACAACCTGGAGAGTTTAGAGACGTAGACGCACCAGGCGGAAATATTAGAGATGCATTTATGATGCTTCCTTTTAAAGAACCATCACAAACACTCTTAGCACTTATGGGCGTCGTAGTACAAGCAGGTCAAAGATTTGCTTCAATAGCAGACTTGCAAGTAGGTGAGGGTAATCAAGGAGCCGCAGTGGGTACGACAGTTGCGTTGCTTGAAAGAGGTAGCAGAACAATGTCTGCGATTCACAAAAGAATTTATGCAGCCCTAAAACAAGAATTTAAATTAATGTCTAGAGTTTTTAAGTTATATCTACCCCAAGAATATCCTTACGATGTTGTTGGTGGTCAAAGAACGATTAAACAAACTGACTTTGACGACAGAGTAGATATATTACCAGTTGCAGATCCCAATATTTTCTCACAGACACAGCGTATTTCCCTCGCACAGTCGGAACTGCAGCTGGCTCAATCTAATCCTCAAATACATAATTTGTATGAAGCATATAGAAGTATGTATGAAGCATTAGGTGTTAAAGATATTGATAAACTTTTAAAAAAACCACAAGTTCCCACACCGAAGGACCCAGCTTTAGAGCACATTGATGCTCTTGCTGGGAAACCCTTCCAAGCTTTCCCTGGTCAAGATCATAGAGCACATATGACTTCGCATTTAAATTTTATGGCAAGTAATTTAGCTAGAAACAATCCAATGATTATGGCTTCATTAGAAAAAAATTGTTTTGAACACATTTCATTAATGGCACAAGAACAAGTTGAAGTAGAATTTAGACAAGAGATGCAACAACTTATGGCAATGCAGCAGAACCCACAAGCAATGCAAAATCCACAGATTCAAATGCAAATGAAAATGATATCTGAAAAGATTGAAGGAAGAAAAGCACAACTGATTGCTGATATGATGGAAGAATTTACTAAAGAAGAGAAAAAAGTTACCTCTCAATTTGACAATGACCCTATTGCTAAACTAAGAGCAAGAGAATTAGACCTTCAAGCACAAGAAAATCAACGTAAAAAAGACGAAGGCGAAGAAAGAATCAATCTTGATAAGATGAGAGCAATGATGAATCAACAAAATCAGGACGAAAAGCTTGAACAAAACGAAGAATTGGCAAATTTAAGAGCTGATACGTCAATTGAGAAGACAATCTTGTCAAAAACAATTCCTAGTCCAGTAAAAAGGTGACAATTTTTTAAAAAAAGAGTAAAGTAAATAACAAAGGAGCTAATATGGCAGAAAAAAACAAAAAAGACCTTAACCAAGAAATGTTTACGAACAAAGATGGTTATGTTAAAGGTGGAATTGAAATAGAAACTACAAATCCAACTGAAACACAAGAACAAGAAGTTCAAGGTCAAGGAAAAATTTTAAAAGAGAAAAATAGAAAAGCTAAGTGGTACTAGTATGTGGTTCTCGGCAATTAAATTAGCCGTTTCTGCTGGTAGTAAAATTTACGCTAACCGTCAGAAGACGAAGATGGCAATGTCTGATGCACAGCTTATGCATGCATCTCGTATGGCTTCTGGAGAAGAAGCTTACCAAGGCAAACTATTAGAATCAAGAGATTCGGACTGGAAGGACGAGGCGGTATTGGTAATTCTCAGTTTACCTATAGCAATTTTAGCTTGGGCAGTGGTATCGGACGATCCAACTGCAATGGATAAGGTAAAACTGTTTTTCGAGATGTTTTCGGAACTTCCAAAATGGTTTACTAATTTATGGATACTTGTAGTAGCAAGTATTTATGGTATAAAGGGAACACAAATATTTAAAGGAGTAAAAAAATAATGGCAAATAAAAACTTTAACCCACAAATAAGAAAAATGTTTGATAATGGTTCAGGAAAACCAAAATCAAAATCAGAGAAAAACAAACCTCAAGATAAAAAGATGGAAAGAAGAACTAAAGCTATTGAACCTATTAAAAAACCAAAAAAAAATACAATCAAAGACAAACTAAATAAAGTTGGAAATATGAAAGTTAAAGATGCTGCTAAAGTAGTAGGTAAAGCTGCTGCTAAAGTAGTAGGTAAAGCTGCATTAGCTGGAACTCCAATTGGAGCAGCAAAAAATGTTACAGATACATTTAAGAAAAATTTTAAATTTCAATCTCCAATAGTTAGAAAAAATAGAAAGTTTGGTGGAAAATAATGGCAAATTCAAGATATAATACACAAACTACAAATAGACGTGGCGCCATGGGTGGTGGCATGATGAAAAGAAGCATGTATTCCAAAGGCACAAATGGTAAACCAATAAGCAAAAGTAAAAACCCTGGTCTAGTTAAACTAGCAGAAAAGAAACCTGAATTAGCTAAAAAATTTGGTTACAACGCAAAAAGAATAGTTGCTAAAAAAGGTGGAAAAATTTAATGGCAACAATTAAAAAAGTTAAACCAACATTAGGTTTAAAAAAAACTGAAGAATATAAAAAGAAGCTAAAGATTAAAAAGTTGAGAAAAAAATAATGGCTAAACTTTGTGAAAAAGGTAAATCAGCAGCTAAACGTAAATTTAAAGTTTATCCTTCTGCATATGCAAACATGTATGCATCAGGTGTATGCTCTGGTAAAATAACACCAGGTGGAAAAAAAGGCAGTCGTAAAAAAGCAGCTAGTGGTGGACACATGACACCAGGCTTAGCTAGAAGAAAAAGAGATGCGTAATTA